TATTGAAACATTTTTTCAAAATAACAAGAAGTAAAACTAACAACTAACAATGGGGAAAACTTATGGCTAAAAAGGAAAAGTCTGTTTCTGAACTTTTAGAACAAGTACAAGACATACTTGCAGAAATTCAAGACAAAGTTAATGAAAATGACTCGGATTGGTCTGATGAAGACGAAAACGAGAATGAGGACGAAGAGTAATCATTAATGTCATTTTAGCTCCGCTTATGAAGAAAAAAATTAGTAAAAGCTTTCACAAATGCGAAAGACAACATTTAGAAAAATCGCACTTTGATATTTTAATTTCTGAAATAAGAAATTTAAAAAAAGATGTTGAGGAGTTAAAAATATTTATGAATAAATCTAAAGGAACATTGGCAGTACTAATTTTTGTTTCTGGTTTAGTTGCAACAATTATTATGGCTTTAGATTATTTTAAAAAATAATTAAATGGTTAAAAAAATGTATCAAGACTCACAAGGGGGTCTGAATGAAGCCGGCCGTAAATTTTACAAAAGAACTACAGGCGCTAATCTTAAAATTCCTTTAAAATCAGGAGTAAATCCTAGACGAGTTTCATTTGCGGCAAGATTTGGCGGTATGAAAGGTGGAATGAAAGATGAAAAAGGTAAACCATCAAGGTTAGCCCTAGCACTCCGAAAATGGGGCTTTCGCTCTAGAGAAAGTGCAAGAGCTTTTGCAAACAAACATAAAAAAAAATAATAACATGAAAAAAAAAGGATTATACGCAAATATTAATCGTAGAAAAAAATTAGGAATATCAAGACCTAAATCTAAATCTACTATTACACCGGAAGCATATAAAAATATGCAAAGAGGTTTTCCAAAAAAATAAATGTGTATATACAAGACCTATTATGGGTGCTTGTTACTTAATAATTGTAAATGTCAGAAAAATTAAAAGAACTACATACAGAATTAACAAAAGTCTTATTAGATAAAGTTAAAGACCCAGAGGTTAAATCTAGTGATTTAAATGTAGCTAGACAATTTTTAAAAGACAATAACATCGAGGCTATACCAGTAGATAATTCACCATTAAAAGCTTTAGTAGATGAAATGCCTTTTACTGTAGAAGAAGATTTAGTCTATGATGGAAAAGATACCCACTAAACTTAAAGATTTTAGAAATTTTTTATATTTAGTTTGGAAACATTTATCATTACCAAAACCAACTCCGGTACAATTCGATATTGCTAACTACATACAATCTAACGAAAAACGTATAGTTATCAATGCTTTTAGAGGTGTTGGAAAAAGCTGGATTACAAGCGCTTATGTTTGTCATCAGCTATTATTAGACCCACAAAAAAATATATTAGTTGTATCTGCATCTAAAAATAGAGCAGATGATTTTTCAACTTTTACTCTTCGTTTAATAAACGAAATAGATATTTTGGCTTATTTAAGACCTCAAGAAGACCAAAGACAATCTAAAGTGAGTTTTGACGTAAGACCAGCTAGAGCAAGTCACGCTCCATCTGTTAAATCATTAGGTATAACAGGACAGTTGACTGGCAGTCGAAGCGACCTTGTTATCGCCGATGACGTTGAGTCAGCTAATAACTCGGCAACAATGGGCATGAGAGATAAACTTTCAGAACAAGTCAAAGAGTTTGAAAGTATTATCAAGCCGCAAGGTCGCATAATATTTCTAGGTACAATGCAAAATGAAATGTCATTGTATAATCAACTACCTGCCAGAGGATATAAACAAAGAATTTGGCCTGCGTTATATCCAACAGAAAAACAATTACAAAGTTTTGGTAGAGCTTTGTCACCTTTAATTAGGAATACATGGTCTCCTAATTTAATTGATAAACCTACAGACCCATTAAGGTTTGATGAAGAAGACTTAAACCAAAGACTGTTTTCTTATGGTAAATCTGGTTTTAACTTACAGTTTATGTTGGATAGTTCTCTATCTGATGAAGACAAATATCCGTTAAAATTAAAAGACCTAGTAGTGATGTCAACAAATCCTACTACAGCTCCAGAAAAAATTATATGGGCTAGTTCACCTGAATTAAGACATGAAACTTTACCATGCGTTGGATTACATAATGATGCTTATTATAGACCAATGCAAATCCAAGGAGACTGGTTAGATTACCATGGCGCTGTTATGGCTATTGACCCTAGCGGTAGAGGCTCAAATGAAACTGCTTATGCAGTAATTAAAATGTTAAATGGTAATTTATATTTAACAGATGCCGGTGGTTTAATTGGAGGTTATACAGATTTAACTTTACAAACTTTAGCTAACATAGCTAAAAAAGAAAAAGTTAAATTAGTATTAGTAGAAGAAAACTACGGAGGCGGTATGTTTACTAAACTTCTTTTGCCATTTGTAGTTAAAACATATCCTGTAACAATAGAAGAAATTAGAAGTACAGTAAGTAAAGAAAAAAGAATTATAGATACTTTAGAGCCTTTAATGCAACAGCATAGGCTTATAGTAAACGATACTGTTGTTCTTAAAGATTACAACTCTACAATGGAGATGTATAAAAACGAAAAGGCTTTAAGATACCAATTGTTTTATCAAATGAGCCGTATAGGTAGAGAAAAAGGTTCTTTGTCTATAGATGATAGGCTAGACGTATTAGCTATGGCTTGCAGTTATTTTATAGAGCAGATAGCAAGAGACCAAGAGACTGCTGTTAAACAGCGTAAAAATGAGCTTTTTAAGGCTCAATTAGATAGGTTTTTAGACCATCAAGTATTAACTAGGTCAAAACCAAAACAAAACAAATGGTTTTGATAACAGGACACTATTGATGGTAGGGGGTTAACACTAGCTTATCACTAGGAGTATACCTTAAGTAACTATTAGTATTGTTAGATATCCAAAGTGTCCTAAAGAGTAATATTTATAATTATTAATTATTATTAATACCTAGATACCTAGGGGAACTAAAGAGAACATGATGGATTTAAACCAAGTAATATTTGTCTACAAGATGCTGCAAGAAAAATCAAATTGTATATATCCTAAACCTTTGGGAAAAGATGTAATTAAACAATTGAACATCAAATTAAAAACAGTAGATAATTCATTGATACAAAAAGATTTCAATGGAGATGATTACCTTGAGTTAAAATTAGGGGACTTGTTTGAACACATGTTAATTTTATCAGAAATAAAATAATTTGGTAAAATTTTGCGACAACCTCACGCAATATTGGCCGCAAAAAAAACCCCCCTTTGGCTGATTTTTAAAATTAAATTTTTTTATATGTGCACATGAATGCACATTTATTTTACGGCAGCCCATAAAGTCTTTTATTTAAGCCAATTGGCAAGGGACTAAACAACCTTTACTTATTAAATAACAATTAAACAGATGAAAAACTTTTAAAAAATAAATTAACTTTATGTGTGCTCTTATCTGTTTTTTTATTTCTAAAATAATTAAAATTAATACTTGACAATAGTTGCGCTAGCGTGTTAATAAAACAATTAACGCAAACAACAAATGAAAGTGAGGAAACATGTCAACACGTGCAGTGTATACTTTTAAAGACGCTTACGACACAAGTCATGTATATAAACACCATGACGGATATCCGTCAGGCGGCCTTGAGTTTATAGCCTTGGCCACAATTTATGCTTGGCCGTTGCCTAGATTTGAGGCTAAGGAGTTCGGAGCGGCTTTTATTAGAGCTAACAAAGATGAGGCCGGCGGCGTATATTTAACGTCTTCATATAAAAACCATGGTGACCTAGAATATAGGTATCAAATAACGTCTATGAATAAAACATTATATATTGAAATTTTTAAAAAAGATTACAATGATGATGATTATTCTTGGAAACGTTATGACGACGGTAGACTTGAAGAGTTGTGCCTAAAACATAAAGTTAATTTAAAAGAGGTTAATCAAATTAAATTAGCATATCTAAAGGCTCAAGAACAAAAAATGCAAGAAATAAACGATTATTACAGTAAAATGAAGCTAGTACCAATTAGCCAAAAAAATAATTAATTATTTTGCTGCGCTAGCGTTGACAAAGGTTTATTTTAATGTTAACGCTAGCGTAATAATTAAATATTAACAAAGTGAGGTTGTAATATGCATAAAGATGTATCGTTAATCGTTGAGACAGTTAACGCAAAAGTATTAAGAGACATTGAGAGCGGAAACGGAAACTTTATTAAATCATGGACTTCTAAAAGTTTCCAAAACTTGGAGGGGCATTATTATTCCGGTTTCAATGTTTTATGGCTCCATTGTCAATCATTTGAACGTAAAATATATGGCACGTTTTTACAATGGAAGAGTAAAGGCCTTAAAATAAAAGCCGGCTCAAGCGCTATAAAACTTCTTTTATATAGACCCATAGAAAAAACAGAGATTAAAGAAGACGGTACTAAAGAAACAAGTTTTTTTAATCTTTTAAAAACTTTTAATGTCTTTAACATTGAGCAGATTGAGGGGGACATAAGCCAATGGAATGGCGCAGATGATAAAAAAAATCTAGTCTTTGATAATAAAAAAGCAGAGGATTTTATCAATAACACTAACGCAATAATTCACTACGGCAATTCACGGGCATTTTATAGACCGTCAAGTGATGAAATTTACTTACCAAGTAAAGATAGTTTTATTGATACGCCAACGGCTAATGCAACAGAGAATTTTTATAGTGTGTTATTACATGAGTTAACCCATTGGACTGGCGCTGAAAAAAGATTAAATAGAGCTAAAGGCAATCTATTCGGTTCACCGGAATACGCATTCGAGGAATTAATCGCAGAGCTCGGAGCGGCCTACGCTTGCAATCATTTAAACATTAGTTCAACGCCACGTGAAGACCATGCGCATTATTTAAAATCGTGGTGTACAGTAATTAGAGAGCATAAGCAAGCGCTTTTAAAAGCGTCCGGATGTGCCTCAAAGGCTCTTCAATACATGATTAATTTACAAAATAAAAAAACAAAACAAATACAGGAGGCCGCATAAATGAACATTAATAAAATAAAAAAACAATTAATTAATGACGCTCATCACGGTTCTAATACTTATTGGGATTTTGCCAAGCAATGGGATAAGCCACGTTCAATTGAATGGAATTTAAATTCAGAATTATGGGTTGTATGTACTGGTATGTGTAAATGTGGAAACCTAAAATTAAAAACAGCTAATTCATTTGAGAGAGCCTTGGCATATTTTAGCGATGAAGAAATAAAAAAATATTATAAGGAAGAAAAAATATGAAAAACAAAAATAAACTTTTTGTATACGATATACCTGCAATTATGCAGTATAAGATTTATGCAAAAAATGAAAGAATGGCTAAAAAAATTTTAATAGAAGAAGCAGGACATAAAATATTAGGAGAGCCAATTTTTATTGAAGACGATTTTAGAAACGCTGAACCAATGGAGCAAAATTAATGGACATAGAAAAACTTAATAAAATATATGAAGATATACAAGATATATGTCTTCAATCTTTTGACAAAAAATATCCAAGTTGGATAAGCAACGGTTTGTTTACTATTGAATTAAAATTAAAAGATATTTTAATTGATGTTCAAAAATTAGAAGAATTAAAAAAAGA